CAAGAGAACATGCAACTCTTTGATAAGGCACGGGTACTAGCAGATGAAAGTACTGGATTCCCTAGTTTCGCTCATGGACAAACCGGAGTATCTGGCGTTGGGCGTACAGCTTCTGGTATTTCTATGCTTATGTCTGCTGCTAACGGTTCTATTCGGGCGGTAGTAAAGAACGTAGACGATTACCTTATTCGCCCCATGGGTAAGGCCTTCTTTGCTTTCAACATGCAGTTTGACTTTGACCCATCTATCCGTGGAGATCTAGAGGTCCGTGCATCTGGTACAGAGAGCCTTATGGCTAACGAGGTACGCTCACAGCGCTTGATGCAGTTCTTGCAGGTTGCACAGAACCCAGTCCTAGCTCCCTTTGCTAAGATGGACTACATCATTCGTGAGATTGCTAAGTCTATGGATCTTGACCCAGACAAAGTGACTAACTCTATGCAGGATGCTGCTATACAGTCTGAGATCTTAAAAGGCTTTCAGGCTCCACCTCCTGCCCCTACAGGCCCAGAAGGCGTTCCCATGCCCCAAGGTAGCCCAGCGCCAGAAGGACAGGCTCCACAGGGCGTACAGGACACCACAGGAAGTGGCGGTGGGCAGATGGGCGTAGGAACAGCACCAACACCGGGTGAGCAAGGGTTTAGCGGTAATGTCGCTTAAGAAGCTAGTTAACGATAAACAGATATGGGATGCGTTCATTGAGGAGCTTGATGGGTGCATCTCTTCCACGCATAGAAGCATGGAAAACATCTCTGATACTGCAGAGCTATACCGACATCAGGGTGCTATCAAAGCGCTGAGACAACTAAAGTACTTGAGGGATAAAGTTAATGGCTGACTATCGTAAACGCCTCATTGATATGACGGATGAAGAACGTGCAGAAGTAGCACCAGGCGCTCCTAGTTTTGATGAGAGGTACGAGAACGTAGGTGATCCTCTAAGCGTTCAGATGATGGAAGCTGGACTAGACTTTACTCCTGTAGGTACTGTCAAAGGTATCTCAGATATTAAAGATGAATTGAGTAGTGATGACCCTAACTACTTAAAAGCTATAGGTATGGGTGCAGTTGAAGCAGCGGCTCTTATTCCTGGAGCTGGACCTGTTCTTAAAGGTATGTTACGTAAAGGCGATGCCTTAACTGCCGCAAGCAAACAGGCTGATGTAGACCAAGCCGCTGCTATTCTTGATAGCTCTGATGAATTAAAGAGATGGCAGGAAGCTAACAAGATACCAGAAAATAAACGACAGGCTAATACAGATAAAGCCAAAGCAGCAGCAGAAGATCTATATCAAGGGAATATAACATCTAAGGAAGCTAGGCAAATAATTAAAGAAGACCTCCCTATAACTTCTTTGTATACAGCAGAGTCTATGCCTAATATGCCTACTGTTACTGAGGTTGCAGGTTCTCTAGGGAAGAAAGTACAAAAAACAGGTGTTGTTGGCGTCAAAGGTTTTGACATACCTGCGGGTACACGTGTTGGTTCTAGGCTAGATATCCCTGCATACAACAATTATGATAAGTGGGTTGTATCTATACATGAAGGTAAGAATGATACAAAAGGTTCTGTATTAGGCTATGGTCAAGCTGTAAGATTAAAAAACATCAAGTTTGGGTCTGAATCTAAGGAAGCCCTAAACATAGCTAGGGGTAAACGTACTACAACTAAAGGTGAAGAGAAGCCTATGGGTAAGGCTACTATTGCTCGTGTGTATGGTGACTACGTTCCAGAAGACCCTTACGTCTTACAAGAACAAGCACGTGAGCTTTTATCTGACCCTGAGTGGACACAAGTAGGTATGAACCCTTACAGGCAGAGTAATTTCTATGATAAGAATACTGGTCTTCCCGTATTTGAGGCTGATGAGGTTATTCAGGTAGGGCCATTAGTATTGGCTAAGGGTGTAAAGAAACCCACTAAAACACAACTAAAAGAGCTTGCTGTTAGAACTAAAGATGGCAAACTTAGATTATTCAACGAGGGCGGAGCAGTAATGGATGAACAAATGGAAATGGCCTTCGGTGATGAAGGTGAACGTGTAGACCCTGTGTCAGGCAATGAAGTACCTACAGGCTCACTACCAGAAGAAGTACGTGATGACATCCCTGCTCAACTGAGTGAAGGTGAGTATGTTGTACCTGCTGATGTAGTACGCTTCTTTGGCGTTAAGTTCTTTGAGGACATCCGTAATGAAGCCAAGCGAGGCTTTGCTGATATGGAAGCTAATGGACGCATCGGTGGTGAGCCTGTCGGTGAGACTGGCATGGAGATGGGTGGTGATGAATTACCTTTTGACGTGTCTGAGTTACAGATGGTTGATGACTCTTCAGAAGAGCAACCCATGATGAACAAAGGTGGTTTTATCTCTGGTTATGCTGAAGGCGGTGCAGCCGCTCTACCGTACCACGTTGCTACAGGATCTGATAGCAGCGGCTTTGAGATTCGTACCTTTATTGGAGCAGATGGAACAAAGTATTATATTCAGTTTATGAATGGTAAACCTTTAACACCTATTCCTGATGGCGCTACTCAAGAGGCTACTGCGGCTGAACAGGTATCTACTCAAGTAGAAACAGCAGCAGCAACAGGCACTGCTACATCTAATGACAATGATAGTACACCACCACCTCCTCCAGCAGAAGCTATTGACTGGTCTGACCCTACTGTCGCTACACCTGAAAAGTTTCTATCAACTTACGAAGGCCTTGAGGGTATGGGTACAGGCCTATCCTTTGGTGCAGGTCTTATGTTAGGTCCGTTAGCAGGGCTTGGTGTAAAAGGTCTAATGAAACTACAGAAAAACTCTATGCTTAAAGGCCTTGATAGTCAGATTGAATCTCTTACAAATACTGGCAATACTTCCCAAGTTAAAAAGCTAGAAGAGATTCGCAACCTTATGCAAGGTAAGAACGCAGACGGCTCTGAAAAGAAAGGTGCTCCTACTGGTCTTGACGTACTTACAAGTGGTGAGACCTACAAAGGTAATAGTATTACAGAGTCTCTTGCCAATATCCTAACAAAAGGAGATGGTAAATCTTACAGAAACGGTGTTCTTGTAGACGATGTAACAGGCGCAGTTCTTGAGCCTGGTTTTGCAAACAGCACGAGTAATGACCCTGTTAGCACCCCTACATCTCAACCTACTGCGCAGCCTTCACAAAATAATGGCGGCGGAGGTAATGACAATGACTCCCATACTTCTATGATGAGAGCTGCTCAGGCTTCCGCTAAAGCAAAAACAGCTAGTCAACCTAAAGAAACTCAAGTAGCTAAAGCATCTGCCGCAGTAAAAGAACGTGAAGAGGCAGAAAGTGCTGATCCACGAAATATGAACAAGGGCGGCTTGATGAAGAAGAAAAAGAAGTAACTACTAAAACTACCATATAACTATAAGGCTACCCAGCAATAGTGCTGGCCCCAACATAAGGAAATAAAATGTCAGAAGCAATCCAGACGGAATCAGCATCCCATAACCGCAATCTATCTCGTGTACAACGTGATGAAGAGGAACTAAAAGCTCTGTTTAAACAAGCAGGGATTCAGACAGATGAAACAGAAGAAGAAACTGCTGAAGAGGAATCCGATAGCGAAGAGCCTGTCGAGCGCACAGTTCAGGCAGAAAGTGTTACCGAACAAGAAGAAGAACCACAAGCTGAAGCACAAGATGAAGATCTAAGTGCAGAAGAGAAGAACTTCAAGAAGCGTTATGGTGATCTACGGCGACACACTCAAGAGAAAGAGAAAGAGTTTCAATCACAACTTGATAAGCTCAAGTCACAACTAGATGCAGCTACAAAGAATGAACTTGTACTACCTAAGTCAGAAGACGAAGTAGAAGCATGGGCTAAGAAGTACCCAGATGTTGCAGGTATCGTAGAGGCTATTGCTGATAAGAAAGCTAATGAACGTTCTGCTGATCTAGATGGGCGTCTTAAAGAGATTGAATCTTTACGTGCTACAGCTAAGCGTGAGAAGGCAGAAGCAGAGCTATTGTCCTTACACCCTGACTTTCAAGAGATTCGTGCGGATGATGCGTTTCATACATGGGCAGAGAAGCAGCCTAAGGTTGTACAGGATGCACTATACGAGAACAGTGAAGACGCTAAGTCTGTAGCACGTGTTATTGATCTCTACAAGTCAGATAAAGGTATCAAGACTAAGAGTAGCTCTAGCTCAGACAAAGCGGCTGCATCCTCAGTTAAAGCTAAAGGTCGTACTGCATTGGATGCAGATGACTCCTCAAGGTATCTCAGTGAATCACAAGTAGCTAAGATGAGCCTTAAAGAATACGAGAAGCGCAATGATGAGATCTTTGAAGCTCAGCGCTCTGGTAAATTTATTTATGATATGTCTAAGAAATAACTTGACACTTATTCAATCATAGATAAAACTATAGGCATGTACAGTGTCAGGCATTAACTGCCTGTACATGCTTTTCACTAAGCACTAAAGCCACATCAAAGAACTACCTCAGATTATAGGCCCAGCGCTCAACGGACGGCCATCCTTAGAGCATAGCTGACTACCCTACTAAGACGAGCCTCTTTAGTGGATATGTAGTGTATATCTCTCACGCCATATCTATAAGGAGAATTATTATGGCTATCGGAACCGCTGGTGGTGGATTTAACGGGAACTTCTCCCCGATTATCTACTCTAAACAAGCACAAATCGCTCTGCGTAAAAGTGCTGTAACTAACGCAATCACCAACAACTCTTACTTTGGTGAGATTGCAAACCAAGGCGACACAGTTCGCATCCAAAAAGAGCCAGACGTAACCGTCAACGCTCTGCAGCGTCACACAGGTATCTCCGTAGAGAAACTTGATGACACAGACTTCTCTTTGACTATTGATAAAGCTAACTACTTTGCTTTTAAAATGGATGACATTGAAGAGCAGTTCTCTCACGTAGACTTCACCTCTTTGGCAGCCAACCGTGCAGCCTATAAAATGGCAGACGCCATGGATGAAGAATGCTTGGGTTACTTGTCTGGTTACACTGGTGGTGCAGGCTCTTGGGCCGTCAACACAACAGCTTCTGGCGATAAAGCCAATGCTGCTGCTGGTACTGACGAACTGTTGGCAACCAACAAACTGGACGCAACTGACTTCGGTAACTTGACCATTTCGGCTACAGCTACTGCAGGTGACTCCATCCCACTCGCTCCACGCCTCCCAGGTGCAACAGCATTGTCTGCGACAACTGTTTCTCCTTTGACTGTGGTTGCACGTATGGCTCGTAAGCTTGACGTACAAAACGTTGACGCACGTGGTCGCTGGATGGTTGTTGATCCAATCTTTGTTGAGATGCTGAAAGACGAAGACTCTCGTGTACTGAACGCAGACTTCGGTGGCTCAGGCTTGATGAACGGTTTGGTTCTCAACAACCTGCACGGCTTCCGTATCTACGTATCCAACAACCTGCCTTACTTGGGTACAGGTGCTGGTACTAACGGTACAACTGCACAGTCTACTAACTACGGTGTAGTTGTTGCTGGTCAGGACGAGGCTGTTGCTTCTGCTGAGCAAATCAACAAAGTAGAGAACTACCGTGACCCAGACAGCTTTGCTGACATCGTTCGTGGTATGCACCTCTATGGTCGCAAGATCCTGCGTCCAGAGGCTCTTATTGTTGCTAACTACAACGCTGCCTAATAGGCTTAACATTGGGGCTGGCTACATGCTGGCCCCTTTGTGCTTTCTTCACATATAAAAGGGACATCTCAAGATGGCTATTACAACTGCAATGTGCAACAGCTTCAAGCAAGAGCTTCTTGGGGGTGTTCACGATCTGGATACAGATACACTCAAAGTGGCTCTTATCAAGGCTTCTCCTGCTGGTACTTATGGTTCTGGCACTACTAATTATTCTGACATCACTGGTAATACAGATGAAGCAGTAGGTACTAACTACACTGCTGGTGGTCAAGAGCTAGACTCTGCTACCATTACTCTAGCGGGTAGTACAGCTATCGTAGACTTCGCTGACGAAGTGTTTGCTAACTTGACTATCTCTGCAGACGGTGCAATCATTTACAACGCATCTCAAGGCAACGCTGCTATTGCAGTATTTGACTTTGGTACTACTGTTACTTCTACTAGCGGTGACTTCACTGTTGTATTCCCAACAGCAGACGCTTCTAACGCTGTAATCCGTATCAGCTAAACTAACTAAAAGGTTATTGCACAATGGCGTTTATCATCAAAGATCGTGTCAAAGAAGGTACAACCTCTACAGGTACAGGAGGTATTAGTCTTTCCGGTGCTTCCGCTACCTTTGACACTTTCCAGTCCTACATGACTAATGGTGATACTACTTACTACGCTATTGTGCATACCTCCTCCGGTGTAGACGAGTGGGAAGTAGGACTAGGTACATGGAACACAGGTAACACTCTTACCCGTACTACTGTCTTAGCTGGCTCTAACGGTACATCTGCTGAGAACTTCTCCGCAGGTGTTAAAGACGTGTTTATGACATACCCTGCTGCACATGCTGCACTTGCAGGTGATGATGTAAACTTTGCTAACATTACAGTTACAGGTACTGTTGATGGACGTGATGTTGCAACAGACGGTGCAAAACTTGATACAGTAGAACAGAATGCGGATGTAACAGACGCTATTAACGTAGCTGCTGCTGGTGCATTGATGAAGTCTGGCGGAACCATGACGGGTAATCTTATCCTTAATGGTGATCCTACTGTTGCACTTGGGGCTGCAACAAAAGAGTATGTAGATACTATTGCTGCTGCAGGTATTCACTACCATACGCCTGTACGTGTTGAGGCTCCTCTTAACCTAACTGTTACGTATAACAATGGTGCATCAGGGGTAGGTGCTACTCTTACTAATGCTGGTACACAGGAAGCTATTACTATTGATGGTGTAGCTCTTAGCTCTGGTGATCGTGTACTTGTATATGAACAAACAGATGCTACTCAGAATGGTATTTACACTGTTACTACTGTAGGTAGCGGTAGTACTAACTGGGTACTTACTCGTGCTACAGACGCTGACAGCTATGGTGCATCTGATCCTAACGCATTAGGTGAAGGTGATGCCTACTTCGTTAAAGAAGGTGCTACAGGCGCTGGTGAACTGTATGTGATGAATACTGCAGGTACTATTACCTTTGGTACTACAGACATTACGTTTACTGTTATCGCTGAGACTGCTGTGTATTCCGCTGGTACAGGGCTTTCTCTTACAGGTACTACATTTGCTATTGGGCAGGATGTAGGAACTACAGCTAATGTTACATTCAACCAAGTCACAGCAGCTATTATTGGTAACGTAACAGGTAACGTCACTGGTGACGTGACAGGTAATGCGGGTACAGCTACTAAGCTTGCCACAGCACGTAACATTGCTCTTTCGGGTGACGTGACAGGTAACGCCAACTTTGATGGTACAGGTAATATCAGCATCACAGCTGTTGTACAGGATGATTCACATAGCCATGTTATCTCTAACGTAGATGGACTACAGGGGGTACTAGATGCCAAGACTACCACAGCACGTACTATTACTGCAGGTGATGGTCTTACTGGTGGTGGAGACTTAACTGCTAACCGCACGTTAAACGTAGGTGCTGGTAGTGGTATTACTGTAACTGCTGATGCTGTATCACACGCTGATACATCTAGCCAAGGATCTTCTAACAACTCTGGCCGTACATATATTCAAGACGTAACTTTAGACACATTTGGTCACGTCACAGGTTTGGCTACTGCTACTGAGACTGTCACAGATACAACTTACACAGCAGGGGCAGGTTTAAACCTATCAGGCACTGTATTCAGCCACACCGACACATCCAGCCAAGCATCTGTGAACAACTCTAATGGCACAGTCATTCAAGATATTACTCTTGATACGTATGGGCATATCACAGGTATTGCTTCTACTAACCTTGATGGTCGTTACTATACTGAGACAGAGGCAGACTCACGTTTTGT